GTGGAGCTACCTTTGACCATGGCTCTGTAAATATAGCTTGGGAGTTTTAAATGGCAAGAAAAGAAATAAATGTAATGACAGGTGAAGTTACTGAACATGCAGATAATGCTCCAGTAATTCATGTACAAACACCACAAGAAAAAAGATCGTATGAATACCCATCAATTGGAGACCAACTCGATGCCTTGTATCATGCAGGAGTATTTCCTACAGAAATGGCAAATGCAATCAAATCAATTAAAGATAAATATCCAAAGGAATAAATAATGGCATTAACATTACATGGTACAGTATCAGATAACACAGTAGCTTTAGATAGAAAGACTGCTACTCCATTGATTATAAATGGCGATATGGCTATAGCTCAAAGAGGAACTTCTTTATCTTCTCAATCATCAAGCACAAGGTTATTAGATAGATTTGCCAATGATATAGGTGGTGGTGGTGCAATTACGATTTCACAAGATACTGACACTCCTAATAGTACATTTCCAAACAGCATGAAAATGGTTGTGGCTACTGCTGATAGCTCGATAGCAGCTGCTGATGCTTATAGATTTACTTATTCAGTAGAGGGTAAAGATATTGCAACAGTAGGATTAGGCAATAGCGATTGTCAGACAATGACATTAACATTTTGGGTTAGGTCATCTGTTACAGGTACTTATGGTATAGGATTTCAAAATAGTGCTGAAACAGAAAACTATGTAGATGAATATGCAATATCATCAGCAAATACTTGGGAGAAAAAAGTAATTAATATTCCTGTAAGAACATCAGGTACATGGCTTACAACCAATGGTGTAGGATTAGGAATTAGGTGGGATTTAGGATCAGGCACAAATTACAATGGCACAGCAGATACATGGCAAACAACATCAGGCAAAGTATACAGAACTTCATCATGTGTTAATTGGATAGCAAACGCATCAGCAACTTTTTATGTAACAGGTGTTCAGCTAGAGATAGGAACATTTGATGCTAACAGCATACCTGACTTTCAGTTTGAAGATGTAGGTACAAGTCTAGCTAGATGTCAGAGGTATTGTGTGGTAATAGGAAGTGGAGATGCTAGTTATCAAAACATAGGTATACATGGACTAGGTATTGGTTCGACTATTGTAGACACAATACAACCATTGCACCCTCCAATGAGAACAGAACCATCAATGAGCAATAGTGGTAATCTTCAAGCATCGAACGGTTCATCAGGGTTTGCTGCAACAGCGATTGCAATTACGACAATTAGTAATTCTAGGCAATCAGCAGGAATCAGATTAACTGTTGGTTCAGGTCTTTCAGCAGGTTCTTCTTACAGAATAGAACAAGCTAACAGTTCATCATCAGTAGTAACCTTAGAGGCAGAATTATGATACAGAGTGCAAAATATATAAAACAACCTGTGTATGGAGTTGAACAAAATATTTCAGTTGATGTAACTTACACAGATGGACAAATTTGGCATGTACCTTTAAACGCAACGGACAACACTCATTGGATAGAATTACAAGAATGGGTATCAGCAGGTAACACAATAGAGGAAGCAGACTAATGGCATTAGTAATTAAAGGTAGTAGTAGTGGACAAGTAACAGTAGATGTCCCTGCAACAGCAGGAACTAATACTCTTACAATTCCTGCTGAATCAGGCAACATAATAACTTCAGTTTCAACAGGTACACTATTGAACATAGTATCGGTACAGACTAACTCTACAATTTCTACAACAAATACTTCAGCGACAGCATCAGGATTACAGGCATCAATTACACCACAAACGGTTAATTCTAAATTTCTAATGTTGACTACAGGTGGTAATGTCTTCGTAAGTAGTGAACAAACTGAAATACATATCTATCATTATGTAAGTGTTGGTGGTGCTACTGCAGGAGCAGTCATAGATTCAGAGCCAAGAGGTTTAATTAGAAATGGTTTAGTTGGTGGGTCAGAACAAAAAGGTATGCAATCAACATTATCTTTTTATGATGCTAATACGACAAGTGCTTTAGTTTTTGAGCCATATTTTAAATCATCAAATGGCTCTAGCACAGCTTTTTTCAATCAAGGCTCAGTATATGTTCAATTAACAGTTATGGAGTTTGCAGGATAATGGTAAGACACGATGCAATATATGCCACACACAATACAGTAAAAACTATTCGTGGAGATGGTGCAGATGAAAAATGTTACGATAAAGATGAGAACATAGTTTCTATCAATGAATCATTAGTAACTGCTAAATTATCAGAAACAGAATATCAAGATAAAAGAAAAACAGAATATCCAAGTATTATAAATCAATTAGACGATATTTATCACAATGGCGTAGATGGTTGGAAAGCATCAATTAAAACAGTCAAAGACAAATATCCAAAGGAGTAACGAATGGGATTAGAAACAGGAACATATATTAATGCCTTTGATTAAACTCGCGTTTAAACCTGGAATCAATAGAGAAGGAACAAGTTACTCTAACGAGGGTGGTTGGTATGATGGCAACTATATTCGTTTTAGGTCAGGTTATGTAGAACGCATTGGTGGTTGGCAAAAAGCAAACAGTAATAGTTATGAAGGAAATGTGCGTAAGTTACATGATTTTGTAACATTGTCTTCTCAAAACCTTTTATTTATGGGTAGTGAGAAAAAAATTTACTTAGAAGAATCTGGTGCTTTACACGACATTACACCAATACGCTCAACTGTTACTTTACCCAGTAATCCTATTACTACCGCAGCAAGTGGAGGGATTGTTACAGTAACAACAAGTACAGCACACGGAGCTGCTATAGGTGACTTTGTTACTTTTGCTAGTTTAACAGCAACAGACGGTATTACTACAGCACAGCTAAACAAAGAACACACAATCGCTACCATACCTAGTACTACAACATTTACAGTAGACACAGGAGGCACAGCTAGTTCAGGCAGTACAGCAGGAGGAGGATCTTCTGGCACGGCAGCTTTTCAAATTAGTGTTGGAATAGATACTACTGTCTTAGGCAGTGGTTGGGGAGCAGGAACTTGGGGTAGATTTACTTGGAATAGCAGTGTAGGTAGTTTAGCAGGACAAACATTACGTTTATGGTTTGCTGATGACTTTGGTGAAGATTTAATTGCTAATGTTGCAGATGGACAAATTTTCTTTTGGGACGCAACCAATGGTACAAATACTCGTGCAGTATTATTGAGTTCACTTTCAGGTGCAAGTGATGTACCAAGTGTTGCTCGTAAAATATTAGTGTCTGATATTGATAGTCATGTACTTTGTTTTGGAACAAATCCTATTGGTAGTGCAACCCAAGACCCATTGTTAATTCGTTGGTCTTCTCAAGAAAGTGCTATTGATTGGACACCTACCCAAACTAATACAGCAGGTAGTTTAAGATTATCACAAGGCTCTGAGATTGTAGCTGCCGTACGAACAAGCAGACAAATCCTTGTTTTTACCGACCACAGTCTGCATTCTGTAAGTTTTATTGGTGCTCCTTATACTTTTGGCACAGCATTACTAGCGGACAATATAAGGATTGCAGGACCAAATACAGCGATTAGCATAAATGATGTAGTATTTTGGATGGGACAAGAAAACTTTTATGTATTTGATGGAAGAATTACACCCATACCATGCAGTGTAAGAGACTATGTGTTTAGTGATATAAACCGTAATCAGTCGTTCAAGTTTCATGTAGGAAGCCTAGCAAGCCAAAGTGAAGTTTGGTGGTATTATTGCACTGCCAACTCTAATGAAATAGACCGCTATGTCGTATACAATTACGCTAACCAAACTTGGTATTATGGTAGCCTTACAAGAACTGCTTGGAATGATAGAGCCGCAGGACAAAGAAGTTACCCACAAGCAGCGAGTACAGATAAATTTTTATACAATCATGAGTTTGGTTTAGATGACGGTAGCACAGATCCTGTAAGTGCAATTAATGCTTTTGTAGAATCCAGTGATTTTGATTTAGGTGACGGTTATCAGTTTATGTTTATACGCAGACTACTTCCTGATTTAACTTTTAATGGCTCGGATGTAAGTAGTCCCGCTGCTGTATTTACTATGAAAAGTAGAGATTTTAGTGGCGACAACTATAGCAGTGATTCTGACACAGTAACAAGAACATCTAGTAGTCCAGTAGAACAATATACCAATGAAATATTTTTAAGAGAACGTGGCAGACAAATGTCATTAAAAATAGAAAACACTGCAAAAGGAGTTAAATGGCGTTTAGGAGCTCCTCGTTTAGATGCACAACCCGATGGAAGAAGATGACAGGTTCAGGAACAAAAATAATCCGTACTATATTACCTGTTGCTCCTACTGAGTATGATCAAAACTTTGTAAACCAACTAGCTAGGAATTTAGATAGAGTAATAGATGAACAAAGGCAACCTTTACTGAACATACAAAACATGCCTACTGATGCAATAGCAAATACTCTGCAGACTGGTGATTTGTACAATGCCAATGGTTTCGTCAAAATAAAACAAATAAACGATGTTGATACAGGTAGTCAAATAGTAAGCACTTTTGTAGGAACAGTTACAGTGAGTACACCATGACAACATGGCTACCAAGTACAAGTAAAGACATAGTTAAATGTTCTAATTGTGGGGATGTAGTAGACACACCAGAAGAGATAGCAAGTTACCCAGACGGTAACTGTCCTCATTGTGGAACTTCTTGGACAGGCAGTGAATCTAAAAGTGTACAAATAAAAGTTACTGTTCCTCAAGAATTAAGCGGAGACACATAGGTTGCGATGATGATTACAAATGTGTATAGTGAAAAAAGCGTTATCAGGAGTTCGCTCCCTGCCTACATCAATCTAATAAAGGGTGCGACATGCAAGGTATAACAGGATTAGGCTACGAAATACAATATCAACCTCTAGTTCCATCTGGAGGAGTTAATAATTACCAAAAAGCAGCTGAGCTATTAAAAGAGTTTGGTCGTAATGGTGATACTTATATTGTTCACGCAGCACAGGGAGAAACAATGCTTCCTATGGAAGTGTTGAAACAAAACCCTCGTTTAAAGAAAATGATTTGGAAACAACTTGCCGATATGGGCGTAGACCCTGAGCGTTACGTTGTTGGTAACAAGCTTAATAGTATCAACCCTGTAACAGGACAACCAGAATTCTTTTTTAAAAAGATTTTTAAAAGCGTAAAAAGAATAGTTAAAGACGTTGCTAAAGTCGCTAAATTCGTTGCTCCTATTGTTCTTCCGTTTGCTGCTCCATTTGTACTTCCTTTTTCAGCTGCTGTTTCAGCAGGAATAGGTTCATTAGCAGGAGGATTGATTTCAGGGCAAAGTTTTAAAGATTCCCTTAAAAGTGCTGTAATTACAGGAGGATTAACAGGTCTAGGTAACTATGCAATGAGCGGAGACTTTTTTGGTGGTGTTCCAGGAAAAGGTGTAGCCCCTATTGCAGGAACACAACCTTCAAATTACCAAAATTTAAGTATGGCAGCAAAAAGAGATGTTCTTAGAGGAGCTACCGCAGGTAATCAATTTACTTTTCCACAAGGATCAGGTGGATTTAGCGGATTTACACCGCCTAATCAAGGGGATCTTGGAAACATTCTTAGTAATGTAACAGATGGATCAAAAACCAGTTCTATTTTTGACAGTTTAACCAGTAAACTAAGTGATCCTATTGGAACAACAAAAGATTTATACAGCAAATACATTAGTCCTTCTAGGGCAAGTATACAACCAACAGGAGCACAACTTAGTACTGAAGCTACAAAAATAGCTCAAAATAAAATTGCAACAGCACAAGCTGTCAATAATCAATTAACACAAGCAGGTTTTAATCCACCTCCTGTAGATGTAGCAGCTATACAAGCAGAAGCTATTAAAGCAGCACAAACAAACCTTGCTCCAGGAATGTTTACCAAATACGGTCCTGCAGTAGGAGCAGGTATCGTTGGTTTAAACGTAGCTGACGCAGCAATGGGCGGAGGAATTTTTGGTGCTCCCGAACAAGAAGATATGGCAAATAAAAAATTAACTACAGGTTTTGATTTATATAAATCTAACCCTAACAAGTATGGATTTAGCTCTGCTTTTTATGGCTCAAACCCATATTACCAAGACCCTAAATTTTTATCCCCTGTATTATCAGCAGAAGGAGGAGAAATAGTTGGTCCTGGAACTGGCACAAGTGATTCTATTCCTGCTATGCTTAGTGATGGAGAATTTGTTATGACAGCAAGAGCTGTAGAAGGAATGGGCAATGGTAATAGATCTGAAGGTGCTAAAAAGATGTATGCTATGATGAGGAAATTTGAAAATGGTAGAGCTTAGATGTCGCAGTTCCCTTTCACTTCTGGGCATGATGATATTTATGATGATGCAGTTTCTTTACTTGAAGATTCTCCAAATTATTCTGCCATTGTTAGACACTATGAGCATACAGGAGAAGTACCTGACGATGAAAACATTGAAAGGTTACGAGCATTACCAAACGATTATGATCCTGCAAACGGTGTTTTCGGTAATCAGTTCGGGAAACAAATGTCAGTTGATTCAAGAAACGTTTCTTTGCCCACAGCAGACGGATTCTTTAATTATGATACAGGGCAAGGCATAACACAAATGGCAACAGATTCACAAACGATATACCAAAGAGAAGCCCCAGAGATAGAGGCTTTAAAAATTGGCTTGATGCAACAAGCCAGAGGTCTTACAGGAGCTCCTCCAACAGGGGGTTTGCCTAGTTTACAGGTTTCTCCTTTAAGTTCTTTAGAACAACAAGCAGCTAGTCTTGCAGAGTCTGGTATAGGTGGTTATCAACCTTATTTACAAACAGGAGCAGATACTCTTGCAGGTGGTGCAACAGCAACCGATCTTCGAGGAGCTTTTGGAGCAAACATGGCAGCGGGAGCTACTCAGGGGTTTGATCCTTCTACAGGGATTGCTGCTTATATGAATCCTTATCAATCAGCTATTACTGATGAAATAAATAGAGCTTACGATATACAAAGATCACAACTAGGACAACAACAAGCACAGGCAGGGGTGCTCGGTGGTAGTAGAGCAGCATTAATGCAATCAGAATTAGATAGAAATCGTTTAGACGCTCTGGCAAAAGCCCAAGCACAAGGGTTCTTTGAAGCTCAAAAAGCAGCATTAACAGGACAAGAAGCTCAACAAAAAAGACAACTGCAAGCAGGATTAGGTATAGGTCAGTTAGGTGCATTACAAGGTAAAACATTAGGAGATTTAGGCGTAAGACAAGCCGCTCTTGGAGAATTAGATACTAAACTAGGAATGCAAGATGTTTCTATGTTACAGGGTATCGGTGGGCTACAACGTGATGTTGCACAAAAACAATTAGAAGCTGATCGTCAAACACAGCTACAAAACATTTATGAACCTTACCAAAGATTATCTTTCTATAGTGATATATTAAGAGGAGCTCCTTCTACCCAACAAACGTTGAGTCTAACCTCTGCTCCACAACCCTCGTTACTTAACCAACTCGTAGGAGGAGCAGCAACGGGACTTGGCTTATATGGAGCAGCAAATAAAACAGGAATAATATAATGAACGAAGTAATGAATCGTCCTATGTTCGGAGGAAATATGCAAGATTCCTCAGTAGGCGTAGGCATCACTTCAGGACTTGCTACGCCAGAACAACAAATGGATGAACAGGTTTTTGCTGAAACAGCAAACGGCATGCAAAACATGTTGTCTGATATAGATGGTGCCGAAAGTACTGAAGGAATAATAAATGCTATGCGAGGCAACCAAGCTCCCCTAGAGCAACGTTACCAAGAATTAGCTAGCTATGTAGGTGAAGCAGACGCAGGTAAAACACCAGAAACGGTACTAACTCTCATACAACCTACTTTTACCATGATGGAATTATCAAAACAATCAGCTCCCGCAGGTGGGATTGCTGATGCTATGCCTATGTCAGGGGGTGACACTTCTCCTGGAAATATAGACATGGCCTCGGGCGTTCGCTCTCCAGGAATGGACGAGGCCGTAATGAGAATGACACAAGGAGAACAACCTGTATTTAGACAAGCAGGTAGTCCCGCAACTGGAGAAAATTTTGGTTTTGGCTCAACAACTTATGGACAAATATTCCCTAATATTGGAGTATATGCTCCTGATTACCAAACAATAGACAGAGCAGCTATACAACAAGATGCTAACGAGCTTTTAAAAACAATGAACCCTTATTTTACAGGCATAGAACAAAGGATTGGGAACATAACACCAGAAAAAAGATTAGCTACTTTTCAGTCTTATTTACCAGAAAGGAAAACAACACAGGACTTATTAACAGAATATGAAACTTTGTTAGGCACAGATGATAAAACATCTAATCAAGCTCAAGCTTATTTAGCATTGGCTAAAGCAGGACAAAGTATAGCAGGGTCTGATAAAGGATTACTTGGTGCGGTTATAGACGCAGGTGGAGAAGCTGTTCCTGCATTATCTAAACTAGCCAGTGAACAAACAGCTAGAGACAGAACACTCAAATTAGCAGCACTACAAGAATCTAAAAATATAGATAAAAGTATTACTGATATAGCAGGTAAAGTTGCTTTGTCAGCTATATCAGACAGAAACGATTTACAAACAACATTAGATAAAACTAAAGTCGATGTTGTAAAAGATTTTGTAGGCAAAGGCATTGACCTACAAGAAGGAGACCTCAAAGTAGTAAACGACAAAATTACACAAGAATTCAACATAGCAAACAAATATGCTTTAACTCCTTCACAAACATTTTTTGACCCAGAGACTAAAGACATTGTAGAAGCTAGGATGTCTGCTGAAGGATATACTTACATAGACAAAAATAATAACGTAGCTCCTCTGCCAAGCAATTACATAAAATATAAAAAAGGGTTGTTTAAAGACTTAGGTATTTCTGCTGAAGATTTAAAACTTGTAAGAGAAAATCTATTAATACCATACTCTACAACAGTAACAGACGGTGAAGGCACAAAAATGACTTTAGAAGAACTGTTGAAAAAACAAAACCCTAATGTTGAATTAAATGTTACGGGTTGGCATCAAGTTCCAGGATTTAGAAAAGGAGGAAGTACTTTCATGTCATTGAGCGGAAGTGAAAAAGATTTAGTTGAAGCTCCTCCAGGATATCAAACAGGAAAACTAACAGACATAATTGCCACAGAAGTTGATGGCGACGGTAATGTTAGAGTGTTGAACAAAATGAATGGTAGGGAAATTGTTGTAGCAGCAAGAGATGAAAAGGGACAAATACAAAGATTTGGAGAACCATTAGACGTTATTTATAACGACATACCACAATATGAAGATGTAATAGAAAACGGACAACCAACAGGAAGAAAACGATTAATTCAAGGTAATCCGCTTGTACAATCAAGACCAAACGATGAAATCGGTTTATTTAAAACATTACCTATTAAAGAACAAAATAAAGCAAAAGTTGACCTTAAAGACATACACACAACAATTGATTTCTTAAATCAAATGGAAGAATATTTATCAGACGGTCTTGGTCCTAAGTCTTGGTTTAAAGGATTTTCAAACTCTGTAATTGCACCTTTCGCAGGATCAGGAGACAGTGGTGCTAGGTTTGAGCGAACAGAAAGATCAAAATTCTTCCTCGAAAAATTTACTAAACATCTGCAAAAAACAGAAGCTTTATCTGAAAGATACGGAATAGCAGAACAAAAATTAATTGCTGAAAAACTTGCAGAACCTGCTTTAACTTTCTTTAGAGATCCTGATTTAGCACTTGTAAAAATGGTTGAGTATAGAAGACAACTTGTAAACACAAAAAATAAACTACAAGCACAAATAAACAATGATCCAAACTACGCTTACCAAGACATAGTCCCTACAGGATATGAAACAGACCCACTATTGTTTGAAAAACCAGGACACTATGATGCTTTTCTAATTGGTATAAGAACTCTTCAAGAAAAATATCACGATCAACCAGACATATTAAATGAAAAACTACAACAACTCCACATAAAAATCGGACCAAATGGTGCAAAAGAACTTAAAGTTAATCCAGGAGTATATAACGCGGGAGCTTTAAACTTCGGAAAATAATATGGTAGATAAAATTACAATCAAGGCTCCTTCACAAGAGTTATTAGAATTAGGTCCAGGAGATCTCCCCACAGGTATCGTTCGAGAAAGTGTTACAGAAACAGGAGAAAAAATAATTGGTGCTCCTGGAGAAGGAGCAGGTTTAGTTGTTCCTGTAAAAGGTGTAAGACAACAAGAAGGATTTAAAGAGTTTGGTGGAATACCAAGTGAGATTGCTAATAATTTTAGAGGTTTCAACGAAATGATTACTCCTTTTTTTGATCTACCAGTAAACATTTTAGCAGAAGTTTTTGAAATAGCAGGAGTAATAGAGCCAAACGAAGACCCTAGAGATTATTTAAACAGAGTTGTAAACGCAGAAGACTATGAACAGGTGGTTAGTTTAATTCCTTATGTAATGAATTACGGAGTAGGTAAAAGAGGTTCTCCTAGTTATGATGAGTACTCAGACAGAGTAGCAAGAACAGCAGGACAGGTCGTAGGTGCAACAGTGCCTTTCTCAGGAATATTGGCATTAGCAGGGAAACTTAGAAGTCAAGCAAACATGTTAAAAGAAAACTTTGTAGATTATGCTAAAACTAAAACAACTTTTGGTATACCTAATACAGAAAGATATAAAGGCTCTGTGAGACAAGCCCTTGTTGACCCTTATGCTAAAACTCCAGGAAAAGCTGCAAAGTACGATGCTATAGGAGCAGGTTTATTTGGTGTTCCTTACGCACTTACAAAAGAAACAGGAGCTCCAGAAGAACTTGCTCTCGCAGCAGGATTAGTAGGAATCTCACCTTTAGCAGCATGGGGAGCAGCAGGAAGTTTTGTAAATTATTACAAGACAAATATTGGGAGAGCTACTCAAAAATATGATGATGTCGTCACTAGTGGCAGTAAGTATGTTCCAGAAAGTTTAAAAAGAGATCCAGAAACAGGAACAAGAACAGAAAAAATTAAAGACGAATTTGCTGATGAAATAACTAAATCATTAGAATCAGAGCAATCTTTAAAAAATGTTAAAAGAGCAGAAGAACTAGAAACAGCAGTTTATGACACAACTGGAGAAAAAGTTACCTTTAGTCCTGCAGAACAAACATTAGATATTCCTCTCATAGGAACACAAGCAAAAATAGAAAAAACTTCTCCTGCTGATTTTACTAGAAAAAACATAGAAAGAAAATATAATGTTATAAAAGCTATTGAACAATTTGGCAATAGAAAATTTCAGTCTCCAATTGATGAAGGACCATTATTCATTTATGAATCAATTACAAATAAATATACTCCTTTGATAAGTAAAATAGATGATCAAACAGATGAGGTCGTGTTTAATATAAATAAATTATCAGACCCAGAAAAAGGAGTTTTCCCTAAAATTACAGATCAAGCGGGAACAGGAAATGTAATTAGAGAAAGAATAAAAGAATATGCAGACGGAATAAAAGAACAAGCAAACGCTTTTGCTTCAGGTAAAGGTTACAACAATAGTAAACCTCTAATTACCACAGATTTAAATAAAATAGACAATATTGCTGACATGAAATCTACAACAACAAAAATAGAAACGACTCTTAAATCTATTCTTGATGATGACTCTTTAACACAAATCCACCCTTTAATTAAAAAGTTTTTAGATAAAAAAACTCCAACAGTAAGTTTCCAAGATTTTAAAATGTTTAGAATGGAAGTAAACGACATGCTAGGTAAAGCATATAATTTTGGTATTACAAACGACATTAAACAATTAAGTGTTTTCAAAAAAGAATTAGACAATATGGCAAATAAGTTCGGTCAAACTAATAAAGACTTTAAAACTTTTAATGAGTGGTATAGCCAAAATGTCATACCGTTAGAGTCTCCTGCAATATATAAAGTGTTAGATACTGATGTTAGCGGATTAGGTGGTGTAACTCAATACAAACTGCCTAAAGAAAAAGTAGCAGGGAGCTTTTTAAAAGACACTAACAGTATGAAAACTTATAGGGATTTTTTCAATACACAAGAAGATGGGACAACAATGCAAAAGGTTGTTTATGATCAAATACACAGAAATGCTTATGATTCTAGAAAAGGAATTTTAAACGCAGACAAACTCAACACATATTTAAACAAAAACAAAGATGTATTAAAATTAGTCCCTTCTTATAAAGGGTTTAATAATTTTTATGAAGAATTAACAAACCCTAGAAATGCGGGAAATAATTTACCTGAGGGAACAGTTTCCTTATTACAAGGACTAGTAAATCGCCAAGGAGACCTACAGAACAGAAAAAGATTAATTAATACTAATCTTCTTTACAAACAAGTAGCTAATAAATTTGATGAATTAGAACCACAAAAGCTGTTGCAAGAAGCGATTAAAAATCCAAAATTACTTAAAGAGTTAAAACAAAGGTTAAAGATAGACGGAACAGGGGAGAACAGTGTAATTCCTGGAGTTTCTCAAAATGATTTAAAAACAACCTTTAACGCTACTGTTACAAATGAAATTTTAAAAGGACAACAACCTTTAAGTAATCCTACTAAGTTTATAAAATATTTAGATGAAAATCAAAAAATACTGACCTCTGCTATAGGAAAAAATCACTACGATGATTTAAAAATTATTGGTGAAAGTTATGAAAGAATTTTAATTACAGGAGGAGTTGAAGGAACAGCAGGAGCTACTTTAATTCCTAAAGGGTTACTTGATAATTTAGCAGATAACATAGGTACAAGTTTACCAAGTATTCAAGCAAGGATTATTGCGGCTGCTGAAGGTCGTATAAGCCCTAGAACAGCAGGAGCTTACCTTGTTACTAGGTTTATAAATGCGGGACAAACAGCAAGAGCCGAAGCTGTATTCAGAGACGCTATGTTTGACCCTGCACTAGCAAAAGAACTCGCTAAAAAAATTGATCCTAGTAAAATTAAAGGTGGCTTTATTCAGGAGTGGGAAAAAGGTTTCGACCCAGTAAAACTAAAGTATTATCTTTATAACTCAGGGTATGATTACTTAGGTGGTGATATATTTGGTGATAAAGGTCAACAAGAAGTTATTCCATTATTACCACCAACAGACAAAGATTTACCACCACGACAAACAATAGAAGAGTTCAGGCCTCCAACAAAAAACCCAGAACCAATAAAACAACCTATACTCAAACCAGACGCATTTAAAAGTAGTGCTATCGCACCGCCACCTACTCCAACAGGTATAGGCACAACAGATGTAGCAAGTCTGTTTCCCAATGACGCTACCGCAATGGCGATTGCAAAACGTAGAGCTCCAACAGGCGGAATAGCTACAGTTTAAAACGAAAATAAAAGAATAAAATCAAACCTGTTTTTTGTTATACTACATATGGGTAAGAGGTTTTACCTTTAGCTAGATATATCATTTTCCTCTTATCCACCTAGAAAGTAGAAAGAGCGTGAGATACAAATTTAAATACGAACCATATAAACATCAATTAGATGCTTTAAACAAATCTTGGAATAAGCCTTATTTTGCTTATTTTATGGACATGGGTACAGGTAAATCAAAAGTACTTATAGACAATATGTCTATACTATATGACAAAGGTCAAATAAACAGTGCTCTTATTATTGCTCCTAAAGGTGTATACAAAAACTGGGAGCGTAAAGAAATACCTACCCATTTACCAGAACACATAAACGCAAATATTGTTGCTTGGTCACCAGAAAAAACAAAGAAAAAAGAATTAGAACTAGACACATTGTTTGATGTTACAGATGATTTACAAATATTTTTAATGAACGTTGAAGCTTTTAGTACTAAACGTGGTTATGAAATAGCATACAAATTTTTATATACTCACAAGTGTATGTTAGTGGTAGATGAAAGCACAACCATAAAAACAAGAACCGCTCAAAGAACAAAGAATTTAATTAAACTAAGGAAAGAAGCACCCTATAGGAGAATACTTACTGGCTCGCCTGTAACAAAGTCGCCTTTAGATTTATTCACACAATGTGAGTTTTTAGAACACTATGTACTAAAACAGGGGAGCTTTTGGACTTTTCAAAACAGATACGCCAAACTAATGCGTAGAACTCTTGGCAACCGTAGTTATAATCAAATATTAGGCTACCAAAACTTAGAAGAGCTAAACAGTATTATTGAACCTTTTAGTTTCCGTGTGCGTAAAGAAGATTGTTTAGATTTACCTGATAAAGTATATACACGCAGAACAGTAGAGCTCACCGATGAACAACAAAAACTATATAAACAGATGAAGAAAACGGCACTAGCGGTAATAGAATCAGAAGGATTAGTGACAGCACCTACTGTATTAACACAACTGTTGAGGTTACAACAATTATGCTCAGGTTTTGCTAGGTTAGAAGATGGAAGAACAATAACCGTACACTCTAATAAAATAGATGAGCTACTTCATTGTTTAGAAGAAACAGATGGCAAGGTCATTATATGGGCAAACTTTACCCATGATTTATTAAACATACAAAAGGTTTTAGCTGAAAAATATGGCAGTGATTCTGCTGAGCTTTTTTACGGAGAAACTTCAGCTGATGAAAGGCAAAATATAGTTGAACGTTTTCAAGACCCAAATAGCCCACTTAGATTTTTTGTAGGACAACCCAGAACAGGAGGCTATGGTCTGACATTAACAGAAGCTAAAACAGTGATTTATTATAGTAATGGGTATGATTTAGAAGTAAGACTACAAAGTGAAGATAGAGCTCATCGTATAGGGCAAACTAACAAAGTAACTTATATAGATATAGTTACAGAAAAAACAGTTGATGAAAAAATTATAAAAGCACTTAGAAACAAAATAAATATTAGTGACCAAGTGCTTGCAGAAGGACATAGGGAGTGGATAATATAGTTTGCTATATACAGTAAAAATTGGATTATATAAAAATACTTTTTTAAGTTTTTCCGATATACAATATACTTTCGGGTCTACGCGAAACTAAGTGAGTAAAAAAGTGTTACGTTTTATGGGTTTTTGGGGTGTAATAGTAAAAGTAAAATATATTTAATATATCGGATTAAGTTAGAAATAATAAGACACACTATGAACAAGGTTTCATGGTATAACTTAATAACCATGTGGAGAAAGTACATGACAGTATACATAACACAAGAAATGAGGGGAAGAGATATTACAGATGCTACCAGTTTTGGTGACATTGAAATACTTGTTCCCGCAGGAGAGCAAGCGAGCTACGCCACACAACCTACAATTAGGCGGATGAAACGTAAGCTAAGTAAGTTCACGGATGAAGATTATTTATTGTTGTCTGGTGATCCTGCCATGATTGCATTGGCTTCTTCTATTGCAGCGAGTGCAAATAGCGGTAGATTTAAAATGCTTAAATGGGATCGGCAAGAAGAAAAATACTTCCCTTTGTCCGCAAATATTAATTTAACACTAGGAGATACAGATGAGCCAGTTTGAAGAGGTGGCTAATAAACTTAGTTCAGTAGACCAAAAGGGGTTAAGTGAAGTGAGTAAGTTATGCCAAAGGCAAGTTCAACTTCAAGAAAAAGTAGAACTATTAGAACAAGAAGTAAAAGATACTAAAAAAGAGCTAAGAGAGGTTGCTGAAGACCAACTTCCCGCAGCGATGGCAGAGCATAATCTAAGTAAAATAGAACTAGAAGATGGATCTGCAGTGAATGTAAAGAAATTCTATAGTGCTTCAATTCCTAAAGACAGGAAAGAGGAAGCACATGGATGGCTTGTAGATAACGACCATGGAGATTTGATCAAGAACCAAGTTTCAACAAACTTTGTTCGTGGGCAAGAAGAACAGGCTCGTGATTATGCAAGTGAAATGGAAGGACGTGGGTTGGCAGTAAGCTCTAAAACATGGGTTGAACCAATGACACTAAAGGCTTTTGTGAAGGAACAAACAGAACAAGGGAAAAGTATTCCCCAAGATTTGTTTGGTCTGTACATAGGAGAAAAAGCTACAATCGTAAAACCAAGGAGTAAATAATGAACGACAAAAAGCAAGTCGCAACAAAAGAAAAAGGCAATGCTCTCGCAACTGCTGAGAGTTTTGAAATGCTTGGGTCTGCAGGGTTTGATGAAGTAACCACTGATGACATAGCAATACCTTTTCTTAGGATACTAGCTGATGGTTCTCCACAAGTTAAAAAGCGTGATGGTGCGTATGTGGAAGGAGCTGAGCCAGGAATGATATACAACACTGTACTTAGTGAAGTTTATGATGGAGAACAAGGTATAAAAGTTATACCATGCCATTATAATCGCCGTTTTGTAGAGTGGATACCAAGAGAAACTAAGGGTGGAGGGTATGTACAATCATTTGATCCTTCTGATCCTATAGTAAATACAACAACCAGAGACGACCAAGGAAGAGATGTGCTTGAAAACGGCAACTACTTAGCGAATACCGCTCAGTTTTTCGTACTGTTTATGCACAAAGAGTTAGGTGTACAAAGAGCTCTTATAGCCATGACATCAACACAACTTAAAAAATCTCGTAAGTGGTTAGCACAGGCACAGTCTATAACTGCTAAAGGTAAAAATGGAGTTTACACACTACCTTTGATGTCTCAGGTTTATACACTAAGTACCATGCCTGAGTCTAATGATAAAGGTAGTTGGTATGGTTGGGATATTACTAGGGATAAACAATTAGACCTTTCCAACGAAGATGAAGCTAGTATTTTTGATACTGCGGTAGGCTTCGGTAATTCAGTAAAACAAGGAGAAGTACAAGTTAAATCAGAAAATGCTGATGAAACTTGGGAGGGGGGTAGTGACAATACTGCCAATGATAAGAATGATGGAGTAATGTAATACAGTAAGAGGGGTTGATCGCCTTAGTACTGCACGGAAAAGTGTAGGATTCTTTTTAATTAATGGCTTAATTTTTGGTTTCCTATGCTTTTCTCACATACTTCTTGGAGAGCTTAATGAAAAATCTCGCAGAAGAATTATACAAATTATTTAAAGGAAGTGACATAGCTCACGGAACATTTATCGTTAAAGGCAGTAGAGAAAACGATGGAAAGAAACAAGGTACTGCAAAGGTTATAAGGGAACAGACCACTGTTGAAATGTGGGAAGAGCATTTAAAGGGAGGAACAGGTGTAGGGATTATACCTATTCGTAGTGATAACACATGCCAATGGGGAGCTATAGATATAGATGAGTATAGCGTTGATCATAAAAAGCTAGTAGTTACATTAAGAGAAAATAAAATTCCTGCGGTTGTAGGAAGAACAAAATCAGGTGGTGCTCATGTTTGGGTTTTTGTTTCTGAGCCTATAGAGGCTGAAGAAATGCAAAGGAAAATAACAGAACTGTCTGCTGCTTTAGGACATTCAGGTAGTGAAATATTTCCCAAACAAACAAAAATATTAATAGAAAGAGGTGATACAGGTAACTTTTTAAACATGCCCTATCACTCAGGCGACAGAACAACACGCTATGCTTTTGATGATAAAGGCGAAGCTCTTACAACAACAGAATTTTTAGAATATGTCAAGCCGTTTATCATAACACCCAATAAGTTTCGTAAACTAATAATGAGTTTTGGAAGAGAAGAGGGGTTATTAGAAGATGGTCCTCCTTGCCTACAACATCTGTGTAGTAAAGGATTTGGTGAAGGCAGTAGAAACAACGCACTGTTCAACTTAGGTGTTTACGCCAGAATGTCAGACGAAGACAACTGGGAAGTAACTATGCAAAAATATAATATGGATTTTTTAAAACCACCTCTTTCACACAATGAGGTAGGTGTTGTTATACGACAACTTAAAAAGAAAGAGTATTTTTACAAGTGTGAAGATCAACCCATAAAACCTTTTTGTGATAAACAAGTTTGTAAAACAAGAAAACATGGAGTCGGTCCAACAGGTATTGGTAACGATATGTCTAGTTTAACTAAAATAAACGGAGACCCACCTATTTGGATTTTAAACGTAGACGAAGAAAGGGTAGAACTTTCTACCAATGGTTTGACAAGCCAAATCCAGTTTCAAAAAGAATGTGTTTCACAAATAAATAAATTCCCTGTAGCCATGAACCAAAGAGCATGGCAAGGAAGAATACAACTTTTGTTAGATAACCTAACTATTGTGGAAGTTCCACCAGATGCTACACTGAAAGGTGAGTTTGAAGATTTACTACATGCCTTTTGTTGCGAAAGAGCAAAAGGAGAACAAAGAGAGGACGTGCTACAAGGTGTAGCGGTTTGGGTTGACAATAGAGTTTATTTCCAAGTAAAAGATGTAAAGAAACATTTATCTGTAAATGATTTCAACCATTATTCTTCTAATAAAATAACACTCCGATTACAAGACCTTAAAGCAGAGAAAAAATTCTGGCGAGTAAGAGGTAAAGGTGTGCATGTGTGGTCTATGAACCAACAGTTTTTTGAAAATGAAGATGGTGAAATAGAGTTGCCTAATCTTCCAACAGATAAGGATGTAATTTAATGAACATAATACTTGGTCCTCCAGGAACAGGGAAAACAACAAAACTTCTCGGTTTGGTAGAGCAGTATATGAAAGCAGGAGTTCCTCCAGACAGGATTGGTTACTTTGCTTTTACTAGAAGAGCTGCGACAGAGGCAGTAGAAAGAGCTTGTGAAAAGTTTAACTTAGGTAAAAAAGAGTTACCTTATTTTAGGACATTACATAGTTTAGGCTTTATGATGTCTGGTCTTAACCATTCACAAATTATGAATCCTAAAAAATACCAAGAAGTTGCTGACTGGTTAAAGATAGGCAAGTTCTATACAGGTACAGTTGTAGAACAAGGTCCTTATAAAGATTTCGGGTATGGTGATAAGTTTTTAGAATTAATAAACATGTCTAGAATTTTACGCCAACCCTTAAAAAAGATATATAAAGAAAGTATTGTTCCCCTGAAAACAGATTGGTCTAGGGTGCAGTATGTAGACAAAGGTTTAAAGCATTGGAAAAAATCATTTGGGTTAGAAGATTATGCAGGAATGCTAGAATGTTTTTTAGAAAGAAAACTATGCCCCAAACTAGAGGCAGTATTCATTGACGAAGCTCAAGACCTTTCCCCCATACAATGGGAAATGGTAAAAATGTTAGAAGAAAACAGTGATGTTTGTTATGTTGCAGGAGATGATGACCAAGCTATCTTCCGTTACGCAGGAGCAGACGTAGAGCATTTTGTAAACCTGAAAGGTAAAGTAACCCTACTTAATCAATCTTATAGAATACCTAGTTCCCATCATCAAATAAGTAATAGTGTCATACAGAACATTGTTGGTAGAAGACAAAAAAGCTTTAAACCAAAACAAGAAGAAGGAATTATTAATTGGTACAGACACTCTGAGCAAGTTGATTTAAGCCAAGGAGATTGGCTACTACTAAGTCGGACTACTAGGGGAGCTCAACAAATTGAAGAAGAGGTTCGTAGAAGAGGACACCTATACGTTTACAATGGTTCTAAGAGCATTGACAGTAAAGTACTTGAAGCGGTCAGACTTTGGGAATCTTTAAGGGAAGGAAACCGCTTAAATGCAGATCAGGTTAAATTAGTATATAGCCATATGCTAATAAATAGTCAAGTTCAGTATGGTTGTAAAACAATGCCTGATGGACAAGAAGGAACATTTTATAGTTTACAAGACTTACAAAGTAAACATGGTTTGATGCACAACCTACCTTGGGACAGAGGTTTAGGTAAGATAAGTGAAAGAGACAAAACGTACATAAAGGCTTGTTTAAGAAAAGGAGAAAGTTTAACTAAAACGCCAAGGATTAGGATTTCTACTATACACTCTTCAAAAGGAGCTCAAGCAACAAACGTTATGCTTTTAACAGATACAATGAAAAGACCATATAGTATGTGGAGAAAAATAAGCGGATATGAAGACGACGAATCTAGGGTGTTTTATGTAGGACTAACAAGAGCCACAAAAACATTGCACTTGATACATCCTATGTTTAGTCAGGGGTTTGTTTTATCTACTTGAACAAAAAAGACTTTATCACTTTATACCCTAGCTATATAATTAGTGTGTACCAACAAAACCATAGGAGAATATTGTGGAAATAAAGTACTTTACAAAGAAAGAATTGGTTGAAGCTAACCAAGAAGCGATACATAGAAATTTCAATGAAACGCTTACTGAAAAAGCTTTAGACCAACTTAGTGATAAGAATAAGTTTCCGATTATTTTCCATGTTTTTGGTGGGACAAAGGAAACTATAAAGACTGAGCTATTGCTTAGTCCAGAACGAGCAGTATGGCTTGAGCTTACATCCAATAGGTTTGATGCTTTACCATACTTAGAGGTAGATTATCTAGAAATAGACGAACCTACCAGACATTAATAACTCACAGAAAGGAGAAAAAATATGGCACATGAAGTAGAAACAATGGCTTATGCAGGGAAAGTTCCTTGGCATGGGCTTGGCCGACAAGTTAGTAAAGATATGTCCCCAGACGAAATGTTGGTGGCAGCTCAACTTGATTGGACAGTAAGTAAAAGGCAAGCATTCACTATTGATAAACCAAACTGTTGGAACATAATAGACCCAACAGGTGAAGCAAACTTTTTACGTTGTGATGACCACCACTATATAGTGCGTGACTCTGACAACACAGTGCTTTCACATTGTAAAGAAAGCTATGTACCTTTTCAAAACAAAGAAGTTATGAGCTTCTTTAAAAAGTTTACCGAAGCAGGACACATGAAAATGGAAACTGCAGGAAGCTTAAAAGAGGGTAAAGAAATCTGGGGTTTGGCTAAACTTACAGATACTTTCAAACTTCCAGGAGACGATCAAGTTGAAGGTTATTTGTTGTTGAACAATAGCCATTCTGTAGGAAAAGCAATGACTATTATGTTTACACCAATAAGAGTTGTTTGTAACAACACTCTTACAATGGCGTTGAATAATAAAGGCAATAGCTTTAGGATACCGCACTTACAAATGTTCGATGAAGAGATAATTCAAACGGCAGAGCTTGCTCTTGGGATAAGCAATAGCCACATGAAAAACTTCCAAGAACAATCTGAGTTCCTTGCTCGTAAAAAGGCAAAAGTAAAAGACGTAGATAACTTCATTGCAGAATTGTTTCAACCTAGTTTGTTGATACAACAAGGCAAAACTGGAGTAATTGGTTCTGACAATATGAGGGATCAGTTCAACACTACTGCGGAACTTGTAAGTGATGCAATATTTACAAGTCCAGGAGCTAATATGTCTTCTGCCAAAGGAACATGGTGGGGAGTATTGAATGGTGTTACTTATGTAATGGATCACCAAAAACGCTCTACCGCAAAAGGAAACGCTTTGCACTCTGCATGGTTTGGGTCTGGTGCTAACACAAAAAGGAAAGCATTAAACAAAGCTATAGAGTATGCGAAAGCAGCGTAGATAAACGAGGGGTGGGCTAATTTCTAGCCTACCTCACACAAAGGAGAGAACAATGAACGAAACAGTAAAACAAACAAGAGCTCGTTTTAATAGGAACGATAAAATAACTAAACTTATGGAAACACCACCTATTAAGACAGGTACAAATCGTTACAGGAATATGGCAGCGATCATGGCAAGTAATACAGTTGGTGAAGCGATGGACAAACTAAGGGCAATGAATCCTGCTCCAGGAGGAGGAGTTGATATAAAGATAGCTCTTAAATATAAGGTTATTTCTTTGGAAACAATATGAACGAAGTTAAGGAAGAGTTTTCTGATACTACTTATCAAAAAGAGCAACAAGTAAAAGCAATCGAAAAAAGATGTAAGAGCTTTGGTATTAAAAATCTGAGACATCTACACTCTCATTACTTAGGTATTGTAGAAGATATTGATGTTTGCACACTAAACGACTGCCTTTGGTTAATGGGTATCAAAAGGGAAATTACAAACATAAAAGAAAAGTATGGTACTGGTTGTCCTGAAAAAATAGCTGAGATGCAGAGGGAGGAAAAGAAAAATGCAAACAGAGAAAGTAAAGGAGTTTTACAACTGGATAAATGAAAGGCATAGGATCTACTTAAAAAGGTTGTATAAAGAAACACCTCCTTGGACAGACGATCCTATCCTGCAGTCTTATAAGTTTACCAACCCATTCAGAGAAAACGACAGAGTTACTGTGTGGATGAGGCAAAACTGGACTGACCCAAATAAAGGTAAATCTTTTAGTGAGATTATCTTTAACTGTTGTTTGTTTAGGATGATAGGAACAAGTGAGTTTGCTGACGAACATGGTTGGGTAACAGAGTGGGATCCAACAAGAACAAAGGAAGTAATAGAAAAAAGATTAGCACAAAAAGAAAGGACTTTTACAGGTGCTTACATAATCACTAACCAAGGACTCAAAGCGAAGAAGTCTAAGGTGGTGGTAGATCATTTCCTCACACCAATCTGGGAAGACCAAAACAAACTAGAGGAGTGTGTAGTAGATCATAATTCACTCGAAAAGCTACACAAAAAGTTTGCGGAGTACAAAGGTTGGGGAGGAGGTGGCTTTATGGCTTACGAAGTTGTAACTGATTTAAACTACACTCCTGTTTTAGAAAACGCAGTAGATAGATTCAGTTGGGCAAACGCAGGTCCTGGAGCAGTAAGAGGACTGAACAGAATAAACCAAAGACCATTAAAGCAGAGCCTTTCTAACAAACAAACAAACTGGGAAATGTTTGAAATATTACTTTTAAAAGAAAAGTTTTGTGAAGACTATGTTCCTGTTGAACAAGTAGACATGAGAACAATAGAACACAGTTTATGTGAATGGGATAAATATGAACGAGTGCGGTTAAATCAAGGCAGACCGAGAAGTAAGTTTGCTTCTGATATGTTCAGCGAAATACCTAAAGGAGCCGTTCAGTACAGTATGGTTCCCGATACAAATAGATAAACGAAGAATGGTAATTTATAATTAATGATCATATACTTAAATAACATAACAAAAAACAAAGGAGCGTAGAATGAAGTTCCTAATGACTTTATTTCAAATACAAGACTATGGCGGTATTATCAACCATGCAGAAAATCTTGCTCTCGGAATGCGTGAGCTTGGACACACTGTTGATTTCCGTATATTAGTACCAAGAAAGAAAATAGTACAAAGATCTTCTGTCCCAAAAGATATAAATGAATATCGTACACTAGGCACAGGATATAAGTTTCATCAAGCTCGTGGTTGGTATGGTGTTCCAAGAACGCCTTACTTAGATAAATATCACAGAAACATATTTAAAGAACAATGCAGTAACTATGATGCAGTGTTATGGCACATACCTGTACCGACACTGAACAAAGATAATAAAGGTGTTTCGGAATGGTTGGATTTATATGATCATGGCACTAAGAACATAGCCATTGTTCATGATGGTAACTTACCAGAGCTTTATCCTCATTTATTAAAAGTCGCTGACCAGTTTCATGCTTGTGCTTGTGTTCATGAGTCTGCTTACAGTTCAGGCAAAATATTACCTATACCAAGAAAATTAATTTTAAACCCTTTCCAAATGAAAAAGCACCCTGACTACTTACCATTCCACAGAAGAAATGGTTTTGCAGCGATACAAGTATTCAAAGGTTGGAAGAGAGTAGATAGTTTAATAAAAGCTATTCCTTACATGACAAACCTAGAATCTAAAATGATTGGTGGGCAAGGCATAGAATACAGATACATGACAAGCAAAGATAAATGCAAACCTAAGTACTTTGACGAGCAAGGTGAAAAAATATGGGATGTAGCACTGAGGTACGGCATGGAACACTTAGGAACAGTTCCTAACGAGGTAGTGCTTGGACACCTTTCTAAAGTTAAATTACAAATAGATCCTAGTTACAGTAAAAAATATTCTACTTTTGGAGCACACTTTAACAGAACAACAGTAGAGGCCATGATTCAAGGGGCAGTTCCTATGGCTACTGATTGGGGTATGAAGAACAGTAAGATTTTTACAGCAGGACAAAACTATATTGAAGTTCCTGCAGGATGTCCATCATCGCTTTTTGCGGACATAGTGGACGATGCTTTAACTAACCAAAAACAATGGGAAGAAATAGTAGAAAACAATTATGAGTTGTGTAAACAATTTGATATGAAAAACGTAGCTCAAAATTATGTTTCACTGGTAAAAGGTGAAACTGAGGTACAAATAGGTTTACCTGTGCAAGAAACCATACAAAAATGTAACAAAAACCTAGATTTCTTCTCTGTAGCCCCTGTGTAAGCTATTAGATAAGTCTTAAAATTTTGGGTTAGTTTGGTATAGGCAAGGTACATTAGACGCCAAATGGAGGAATACATGCAGTCTTTTTTAGTAAGAAACGTAAGTGAAGCCTTGTTTAGAGGTAAACAAGCTCTATTAGAGCAAGGTAGAGAGGTAAACACCAGAAATGGTCTAGCACTAGAATTTAACACCCCAGTTGTGACGACTTATAGACTTCCAACAGAACGAGTTTTGTTTTACCCAGAGCGAGATGCTAATCCATTCTTCCACTTTATGGAATCTTTGTGGATGCTAGCAGGACGCAATGATGTAGAGTGGATTAGCCAGTTCAACGGCAGAATAAATAATTACAGTGATGATGGTAAAACTTTCCATGGAGCTTATGGCTACAGGTGGAGAAACTGGTTTGGGCGTGACCAATTAAAAGATTGTTTAATGCGTTTGTCTACTTACGAAAACGACAGAAGAGCAGTGCTAACCATGTGGGATCCAAAAACTGATTTGGTATTAACCAATGACGGTAAAGACTACCCATGCAACACACAGATATATTTTTGGGTAAGAAACAAAGAACTGCACATGAGCGTTGTTAATCGTAGCAATGATATGATATGGGGAGCTTATGGAGCAAATGCAGTTCACATGTCTTTCTTACAAGAATATATGGCAGGGATGTTAAAGTTAAAGGTTGGTCAATATTACCAATACTCCAATAACCTACATGCTTATGTTGATGTATTAGAAAAACTAAGAAACATGCAACCTGATTATGAGCCTTACATAAATATATCAGATGACAATGGTGAATATGAATCACCCCCATTAATTACAAACCCCCATTCTTTTGACAAAGAACTAGAAGAATGGTTTGATGCTCCCGAGTTTTTAGAGTACACAGGGGCAGAAAAAACAGATTATGAAAACAGTTATCTTGGTACAACGGCTAGTCGTATTAAAAAAGCGTGGCGAATGTGGAAATCAAAAAAGATAAAAGTAGCAATTGAAAACGCAGAAGAAATACACGACAGAGCATGGCGTAAAGCGTGTGTTGAATGGTTGCAAAGGAGGAGCAATGAAAAGTAAAACAATAGAGCGTGTAAAAAGTATAGTACAAGAAGATGTAAAGGCATTAGAAAAAGCAGAGCAAAGCTACGGTGACAGTTGGAAAAAGCGTGGTGGAGTTGGTGCTTATATGATGCTTGCTCGTAAATGGGACAGAATAGAAAAACAAGTAGAAGAATTAAACAGTTACGATATATTAGAGGCATTAAAAAAAGATAATAGAGAAGAGGGTATAATAGATGATATAAGGGATTTACGCAGATACCTACTTCTGGTAGAACAACAAGCTCGTGTTGATTTATTAGAAAAGTTAAAAGTTAAAAATAAATAAGGAGGGAACCTTATAATGAATGATCACTTAGATAAAAATGTAAATGCCGTGTGTGAATGCGGGAAAAATAAAAGAACACTAACTTTTCGTAACCTTAAAAACAGATGGCCGACTTGTGAGTGTAAACAACCGATGAGAGTAATAAAAAATGCAGATACCTTTATTCCAACCTCCAACTGAGTGGGTAATGCCTGACGGCTACCCTGATTTATCTACACAAGATGAAATAGCAATAGATTTAGAAACTAAAGACCCAAACCTTATGACAATGGGTAGTGGTTGGGCTAGAAAAGATGGACACATAATTGGAGTTGCCGTTGCTTGTAAAAAAGGAGAGTGGTACTTTCCTATTCGCCACGAGATAGGTTCTAACCTCGATGAAAAAATGACTTTAAAATGGGTAAGAGACTTATGTAGCGTTAAGAGGAAGTATATATTCCACAATGCTCCCTACGATGTAGGTTGGTTACTGACTGAAAACATAAAAGTTCAAGGTAAGATTATAGACACAATGGTGGTCGCCCCTTTACTAGACGAGAATCGTTTTAGTTATGCCCTTAACTCTTTGTGTAGAGATTATTTACAAGACCGCAAAAGTGAAAAAGAATTACGAGAGGCTGCAGAGGCTTTTGGAGTAAATGCTAAGAGCGAGATGTATAAGCTCCCTGCTTCCCATGTAGGTGTTTATGCTGAACATGATGCTCGTTTAACTCTTAAACTCTGGCAACACTTTAAACCTTTGTTAATGAAGGAAGACATACAGGACATTTTTGAGTTAGAGCTTAGTGTATTGAAAACAATCATACCAATGAGACACAGAGGAGTACGAGTAGACCTTGACAAAGCAGAGAAAATAAAATCAGACCTTTTGTCCAGAGAGAAAAAGTTATTAGCCAGTATAAAGAAAAGAACAGGTGTGTCTGTAGAAATCTGGGCAGCAGAAAGTGTTGCTAAAGTATTTGATAAGTTAGGATTGAACTACAGTAAAACAGAAAAGACAGAAGCTCCTAGTTTTACTAAAGGGTTTTTATCTAATCACCCCCATGAAGTACCTCAAATGATTGTACAAGCAAGAGAGTACCAAAAAGCTAGATCAACTTTTGTAGACACCATACTCAAACACCAAGTTAAAGGTCGCATACATGCGGAACTTCACCCATTAAGAAGTGATAACGGAGGAACTGTTACAGGTAGATTTAGTTACAGTAACCCGAACTTGCAACAGATACCTGCTCGACATGGAGAAATTGGTCCTATGATTCGTAGCCTTTTCTTACCTGAAGAAGACTGTGTGTGGGGAGCTTTTGATTACAGTAGCCAAGAACCACGAATAGTTGTTCACTATGCTAAACTGATGGGTTTTCAAGGAGCAGAAGAATTTTCACAACAGTACAACCAAGATGCTAATACAGACTTTCATCAAATGGCGGCAGACATTGTAGGAGTTCCAAGGAAACAAGCCAAAGATATTAACTTAGGATTGTTCTATGGCATGGGAACTAAAAAGCTCGCAGCAAGTCTAGGGCTTGAGTATGAAGATGCTCAAGAGTTGTTTGCTACCTACCATGACAAAGTACCCTTTGTTAGACAGTTACATGAGTATTGTTCTAACAGAGCCACAAACAAAGGAGTTATCCGTACCTTGTTAGGAAGAAGATGTAGGTTTGATAAATGGGAACCAAACAAGTATGGAGTATGGAAACCCATGACACACAAGGAAGCTTACAATGAACACGGTCCTGCGATTAAGAGAGCCTTTACCTACAAAGCTCTGAACAAATTAATTCAAGGGTCTGCGGCTGATCAAACAAAAGCTGCGATGGTCGCCCTTGCTGAAGAGAATATTTTACCTATGATACAAGTACACGATGAGTTAGACATATCTGTGGAAAGTGAAAAACAAGCGAAGGAAATAAAAGAAATTATGGAGACTTGTGCCAAACTAGAGGTTCCCAGTGTAGTGGATGCTGAGGTTGGTGCTAACTGGGGAGAGGCAAAACAACCATTTGAGGAGTATAAAAAATGGACGAAAACTTAAAATTATTAGACAAGAGGTTGAGGGGTGGTCATGTTCTAAGATACCACACACGACCTGAACTACTTAATGGGCAGAATGTCGCAGCTCATACGTGGAGAGCAGTGGTGATTCTACACACTCTGTGGCCTGATGTGAGTAAAAACGCTATTCTACACATGCTTTACCATGATGTAGCTGAGTTTGAAACAGGAGATATGCCTGCGACAACTAAATGGAAGTACGATAAACTAGCTGAGCTGATGAACAAAGTAGAAGCTGACTACGAAGACCAACTGGGCATAGGTAAAAATATGATTGAGGTTTCCAAACAAGAGAGAGCTTTATGTGATATTGCAGACAAAGTAGAACTTGTTTTGCATTGTCATCGCCTACTACAAGAGGGTAATACTCGGGCAGAAGATGTATTTATAAAAGGATACAATTACCTCCGCAGTAAATATAAAGATAATGAAGATTTCAAGATTGTAATCCCCATTCTAGAAGAGCTCACCAACACCAACCCAAGAACTGATTCTATAAAAGACATGTTAGAGAAACTCTACTCTATGTGAAAACATAAGATAAAAAGATACAAGCTCACTAAAAAATAAAATGCTATATTATTGGTATGTTATATGAATTTATTATCTGGTTGTTTGGTTTCTGCACTTGTGCAGTAATATTCAGCCTCATAATAATGAGTGATAGGTAGTATTGGCTAGGATATATCCGAAATACTTTCAAGTATTGCAAAAGTCGCTACCCAAGCAGTCGCCTATCACACATATTAACATAGGTAGACCGTAAGCGAACAGACTACTGGACGTCGCTGTGCTATAGTTGTAAATACTCGAGACTACTAAGCTTACCGTCTACCGCTCACATAAAGACTATGAATATATTTTTACTTAATTGGGATATTGAAACTAACGCTCAGTGGCATTGCGACAAGCATGTTGTAAAGATGCCCCTTGAAACCACTCAAATGCTCAGCACAGTATATCATAGGTACACCAATGATGGTCCATACAAACCTGTTCACCAAAAACACCCTTGTACTCTTTGGGCAGGAGAAACAGTACTGAATTATTTATATCTTCACAAACTAGGTATCGCCCTTTGTAAAGAGTATACCTACCGATACAAAAGAAAACATGCTTGTGAAAAAATACTTGCATTGATTACAGAACCTCCTGTAGAGTTAAAACAAGAGGGATATACCAAACCCTATCAGGCAATGCCAGAGGAATACAAAGATGAAAACCCTATCCTTGCCTATAGAAAATATTATATAAACGACAAAGCGAGGTTTTGTAAGTGGAAAAAAAGATCAATTCCCCCATTCATGAAGAGCACTATGGAGACAATGTCTTCCCCTTGAATTCGAGAGAAAAACCAGTACAACAAGAAGAGTTAATGGAAGTCCTTGCCTGTGGCTTATGTGGAGGAAATACTTTTCACTTAATCTGTTCAGACAGTGACGATGCAGGACACATCGCTTGCTCTAGTTGTGGGTTTACAGTAAGTAGAACTTGGAAAACAAAACAAGACAATTAAAGACTTAACAGACGCTTTTGTCTGGCTATATACTATATATACATTTAACGAACGTACTTTACAGAAAGGAGGTACATTATGACAACACAAATATCACAAGAGACATTTCACGAGTTTTGTGAGATACAACGCTCTGGTAGATACAATATGATAGACAGTGCAGTTGCGATGGAGCTAGGCATTAGTCGTGACGAGCACATGAAACTTTTATCTGACTATGAAAAGTTAGCAGATATTCACGGTACAGGAGAGTAACATGGGCGACAGAGTAAGCATACAGTTTGTCCAACACACAAAAAACTGGGAAGACAAACCTGTTACTTACAAGTCTGTTGTTTTGTTTCATCACTGGGGAGGGGACAAGTTTCCCTCCTACGCGAAACAATGGTTAGACGACCACAACAATAGACTTGCAGGAATGCGTGAGAGTTCACACAATGACCCTATATGGCGAATGGATCCCAACAATTTGATGTTGCAGTTTATACGACACATGTCAACTGATAATTCATTGGATTCTACATTTGGTATGACACACGCGTTTGAAAACTATAACTACACGGACAGACCTGACACTAGACCTGTAAACCCTTTATTCTTTACAGGAAGTTTGTATCTAGGTGCAGACGAAAATTCAGGTGACAATTCGGACAATGGTCACCATGAGATACTTGTACCAGAGCCCAAAATGTATGTGAAGTATAAGTACAAACCTCACAGGGATGTGGGAAATGCCTAACTGGTGTGACAATTCAGTAATCCTTACCCACAAGGACAAAAGCAAACTCTTAGAGTTAAGTAAAAAAGCCGAGCAGAATAGTCTGTTCGGTTTTGTTTTACCTGAGCCTGATTATGATAAAGTAAAAGTTAAGAAAACTTACCCTAAAATATCTGATACGGCAGATTCTATTATAGAGTATGCTGACCCCAAGGAAGCTTGGTGGGATTGGCGAGTACAGAACTGGGGAACTAAGTGGGAAGCAGAGTTTGAATCTGATTTAGACACGGATACTTTAACACTAAGGTTTGATTCTGCTTGGTCTCCACCTGTTCAAATCTACAGAGAGCTACATAAACAAGGATTTGGTGTAGAAGCAGGATGGCTTGAAACAGGATGTGATTTCTGTGGTGTCTACATAAATGGAAGAGAGTATGATTATCGCACAGATAACAAGTCTGTAGAGCAAATACCTGAAGGGCATAGGGATATAATTGGAATAGAAGAATATTTATATGAGGAGAAAAACTAATGACTAAAGAAGGACAAGTATGGAGTTACATCGATAACGACAATAACATAAAAAAGAAAGAGGAGTGTAGCATTTGTAAGGGACCAATAGAACCTCAACGCACTCCTGATAACCAGATATACTGGACATATGGGCATAACGCCGATCCAGTAACAGATGGTCAGTGTTGCGACTTATGTAACACAACCGAGGTGATACCTGCCAGAATAAAACAGATGCAAGGAGGCTAACCTCACTATTAAATACCATGTTATAATATAGTTATGAACGAAGGAAAAACAATAGGAGAATTAGTTGGTCGCCCTTTCTTAAAAAGGTATGACCAACTAAGAGAGTATCAGCAAAAGCATGGTCATTGCTACACCACCACTGAAGACAAAGAGCTTCATCGTTGGGTTTTACGGATGAGGCAAATAAGGAAATTAAATGATCCTGCACTTACAAAAGTAAAAGTTGGTATGCTGAATGATATTGGCTTTATTTGGGACTTACGTTTGGATAGTTTGTTTAAGAAAAGACTTACCCATGTAACTAGAAACCAAGCGATAGTTACTCTCAAAGAGCAAAGGAACTGGGTAGACAAATTTATAATACATTTAAGGAGGATATAATGTGTGAGTTAAACATAAATCTAAAACCAAATGAAAACTTATATGTGACTACTTACGAAGACGGAGAAGTAGAGTATGTACCCGACACACCAGAGGGCAACAGAAAAGAAGAAAGAAGACTGAAAAACCTTGGAGTGAAGTTTACTACTGAAATAAGAAACGATTTAATAAAATGTATAGAATACTAAGGAGGATATAATGAAAGACATGAAAATGAGTATCGTGCTGACCATTCAGACAGATGACGATATTACCAAAGATGAAATCTTAAACACGCTAAAACATATAATGACTAGAGGCGTTGAGATTGAATATAAAGACTTTGTTATCACCGACAGATATTACACAATAAAGGAGATTTAATATGCCAAAGTATGAGTTTAGAATCAGTAATAAAATCTATGAGAATAGAACCTATACTGCTCAATCGGAAGACGAGGCATGGGAACTAGCGGAAGCAGACATTAAACAGAATGCCCATGTCAACGAAGAAGATTGTGACGGTCCTGAGGTAGATGAGTTGTGGAGCACAGAGGATGAGTAAATGAAACTAACAGTAAACACATTTCAGAGTATTTGTTATGAACTAGATGACAAAGACATTCCTGATGAAGTAAAAAAGAATGATTATGAATTTGATAATTGGTCAGATGATGAGATAGCTAGTTATTTTGAAAAGCATGGGAAAGAGGTACAAAAAATATCAGGCGTTTGTGGTTATAACTATCAAGTACCTGATAACCATATTGAGTGGGGAGAAATATGGAATTATGAGCAGAGGATAAGTAAATGAGTGATGATTTTAAAATAGAAAAAGACATTCCTTGCCCTAGCCCAGATGAGCTGAAAAAGGGGAAAAGTTATGAAACGAAGTATAGCTTCCTGAAAACGATAAAAAGCGGGAGCAGTTTTGAATGTACTTGGACACAGGCTCAGACTATCAATCTTTATTGTAAAAGGATAGATCGTCTGATGTGCCAAAGGTGGACGGACGATAAACCTTTCAAAGAACACACCATGAAAACTCGTAAGAGTGCAAAGGTTCGCGTTTGGGTTTATGACTATGACGATGCTCCCCATTGGATGAGAGAAAGGTTAGACAAAACACGTGACGTAGCAGAAGACTATATAAACAAGAGAGTTACTGAACCTCGTATCCCCAGAAAAAATAGGAGCAAGTGACATTATGTCTACAGTTAAATCTGGGTTTATACTATATATATGAACAACAGGTACTTATAGAAAGGAGGTACACATGACAAGCGACATAAACGACATAACTGTTCAAGAGCTAAAAGATATTGTAAAAGCTATTCCTGAGGAAAAGTTTACAGATATCTTTACAGATGCTTGGACAATATTTTCACCCGAGGCATTTACTAAGATGGGTTTCCCAAAAGAGTATGTCAAACATTTTGAAACCAAACAAGAGTCTGATGGGACTTACAAAGGTAATATCACTGTAGATGGCAAGGTTGTTGACCATGTTACTGGAGTAATTAGTTACGACATTGCTTGGAATCTAGCGTTTAGGTTCGGGCTAGAAGATGCTATTGACGACAGTGGTGACAAAATGGGCAGAGGTTTTGCATTGAGAGCCTTATCTGGTCCTGTATGGGCATATGTCCAAACAGATAAAAAGGTAACCAATCAGGAGTTAAACAATGACTAAGGAGATAAAACACAATGGCGATAACATTTGCGAACATAATGATTTACGCCTTAATGATATATGTGATCTTTTGGCTTCTCTTCGGAAGAGACTAAACGATGTTGAAGTAAAGCACTCAGCTGTTTGTACGGACATCGCAGCTCGTACAGAGGCAGACAATAGTGGGTCTGCAAGAGCTAACTTTGAGAACATGGGGCAAGATTTCGCAAAGGTCTTGCTACAGAGCAAAAACAATACCATTGAGGTAAAGAAACTTAAAACAGAGGTAGGCAAACTCATTGAGTTAGTAGATTGTATGACAGACAATGTTACTTATATGAGTATGGCTATCGGTGTATTAGCTAAAAAAATAGAACAAAACGAGGTAATTAAAAATGACAGCAATAATTGAAATATTTGAAGAAGATACTCTTAAGAAAATCGAAGGACTAGAAAGTTATGAGCCTTTTAGTCTGTTACAGGAGGGACACTCAATGCTCAGAGTTACCAATCCTTTCTCAGGTGAAAGTGAAACACTAACACCTGAAGCTGAGGCAGTGTATTCCTATATTATGGGAGCACAAAGGTTGAGTAGTCCCGACTGGGACAAGATACAAACTTGTCTCTCTTGGTTTAGGCAACGATACCCTAAAGAGTATATGACCCTGTTGGATTAGGAGGTAACTATGACAAAGCAACAAGTTGACAATTTGACTATGCAAGACAAAAGTAAAACTCAGGTGGAGAACTTACAAAAGTTCCTCACTTGGGTTAAAACTTGTCCGTATGACCTCACTGTGAGCAGTATGTCTTCAGGCGTCGTACATGTTAAATTTGATGTGGAGAGTAAAGATGCGTGAAATGGAAGGTATAAAAAGGGACATCACCAAAATTTTAAAAGAGCTCGGTTATAAGCCCTCTACAACTGAAATGGGTTTACGAGTTCAAATACAAAATTTATCGGTTGATTGCAAATCGTTTATGAGTAACCGTAATGCGAATACATTTGAGGACTTAACCAAAGAATATAAAATTGAGTATGGTTTTATGGTCAGGGCTATCATGTTATTAAGGGAACTCTATAAAAGGAAATATGATAAACAACTCAAAATATGATTTGTTTTTGATAAAATCTGTGATAGGGTGGTTTTATGAAGATTAAGTTTTCATTGACCCTCTCATTTGTTGGTTAGTTGACCCCTTACCAACGCTCACTACCCCCGATACTGAATGGCGTGTCGGGGGTTCTTTTTGTTCTGTTCTGTTGTTTTTGATTTAAAAAACACGGTCTAATTTGCTTGTTAGAGTGCTCAAAAATGTTTTTAGGTAGTTACATACCCCAAGGAACTTGGATAATGGTTCGAGTTTCAGTAGATAGTTTTCTATATACAGGGAAACATGGAAATGATAAAAATGGTTTTTTAAGATTGGAGAATATACAATATCACAATATACCATATGGATCAATGACTTAACCTAAAACAAGCTCACTAATCCAATATATATTAATGAACTTACGAGGTCTACGCGAAAATAAGATGGGAGAAATAATATCTTAACATCTTTTCATTTACCTCCTATAATACAAACTATGGAGGAAAAATGCCGAAAGCAAAAGCCACTCACAAAAATACTCTAGAGGTTGTAGCAAATCCTAGAACTGAAAAAAGTATCACACCGAAGCAAGAAGAGTTTTGTAGGATTTATGTTTGTGAAGATATTTCGCAAACTGAGGCTGCTCTCAAAGCAGGATATTCCAAAAAATCTGCACATGCTATTGCTTCTCAGTTGTTGAATGGACAACGCTACCCCCACGTTGTAGATAGAATAAGAGAATTGAAGATTGAGCTTTCTAGGAAGTATGAAGTTACTTTTGAAGGACACGTCAAAAAACTTGCAGACATTCGTGATCAAGCTCTCGGTAATGGTAACTATCCCGCAGCAGTCGCAGCCGAAAAATCTAGAGGAATGGCAGCAGGATTATACATTGATCGCAAAGAAATCTTACATGGTAAAATAGACATGATGTCCAAAGATGAAGTCGTAAGGGAGATCAGGAAACTACAAGAAGAGTTCCCTGCTTTGTCTTCTGTAATTGAGGGCAATATCATTGTAGACCAATCCAACGAAGACACAGAAACTGAAAAGTAAACAGAAACAATTAGAGTCTAATCTCTGGAAAAAACTAAAGGAAGGAACTGAAAATTATGGTGTCCTTTGGAGCCGTGTTGAGTCCCTTGTTTGTCCAGGAATACCTGACTTGCATGGCGTCAAAAACGGTGTGAGTTTCTGGGTAGAATTGAAGCTCCATAGGTTAAAGTCGCTAAAGAGTATTAAGCTTAGTCCACATCAAATTGCTTGGCAAACAAGATACTGTAGGAATGGAGGCATTGTGAAGAACTTGGTTGCTCATCCTTCCTCCTCAACCCTGAATATATTTTGTGGAAGTAGAGCTATTGAGATAGCAGGAGCAGACTCCGAAAGTCAAGGTCCATGTTCCCCCGATTGGAGTTCAACGATGCCGTATGATTGGCATGGTGTCATTGATTATATTCTATCATCAAGTCCTACAAGAACCAATGACAAAGGACTCTCGTCTTCTCAAAATCTCCCCTTGAAAGAGAGAGAAATCCTCGCGAATCCTCGTTCATTATCTCTGGTTAAAACACAAAGGTCACTGAGGATGAAAGAGGATGATAACGACAAATAAAGATAAATAAAGACTTTACAATCAAGGTTCACTAAACTATAATGAAGTTATCGGTTAGGCATGGTGCCTCCCGACATTAAGCTCAAAGAAAGGAGTAATAAATGATAAACGTAAAAACAAAGACTAAAGCTGACAAGCCTAAAGTCGCTATTAAAAAAGCTGAGTTAATTGTCACTGACAAAGAAATTAGCTTTGAAGAAATCTGGCAGTTTGTCCAGGAAAAAGCAGGAGGCAACGAGGCGAATGTCCATATCGTGCCACTATCCAACGTAGACTTAAAGGCGGAGAAACCTGTCCCGTTTGGATACGGAGGCAAAGTGGGAGGCACACGCATCATCATACAAGATGGGATGCTAAAAGGGATTGACGGTGATACGTCACTAAAAACAATCCTTAATACATTCGCGAAAAAGGGACACAGTCGTAAAAAACCTGTCTGTCTACATGCGTTGATGCACGGAGGATACAGTTCGTCTAGCAAATACTGGATGACACCATACATCAAGCTAGTTGTCCAAGGATAAGGATACGGGATCGGGAGGCACACGCCTCCCTTTCTTGACGCCCTTGCTAGAGAAAAGAGGATTCCTCCTTGATGAGAGAAAAAATGACATCTAAATATATCTAGTATATATATCATCAAAAATCCTCTATTATATATATCATCAAGAATCCTCAAGCATAGTGAGTAAACAAGACTTGTTCACTAACATTGGTGAAGCTATACTGTAGGTACATAGTAATTAATAGAAAGGAGGTTATTATGAGAAAGTGGTATTTTGTAAATGAGTATAACTGTGAGGGAGGTGAACAAGTAGCTTGTCATGGTTGCTATAGTCATCGACACCTCGCATTCAATAAAATGGTTAGGGTTACTGAGAGCCAAGAAGAACCCCATACCATTATCCATGTAGAGCATTCCACCGAAGTATTCAATTAATGCTCAGTGTCTGGGCGACTATTATCATAATGCTAGTAGTCGCCAAAATCTTTAAATGGCTCTAAAAAAATCAATCTTAATTAATTACAAAAAGGGGTTGTAATATGGTTTTATAGGAATATAATTCTATATAAGGTTGAGTAATAAATACTTAACTGTAATTAAAAAAGGTAAATAAAAATGGTAAAAATACTTAAAAAAGGTAAAGAGGAAATCTCATATAAACAAATATGGGATTTTGTAAACAATGAGGCTAAGGGTGATCTTAGCAAGGTTACAGTTCAACCTCTCGCTAATGTAAACCTAAAGGAAACTAAAAAAGTTCCTTTTGGTTATAATGGTAAAGCGGACGGTACTCGTATTAAAATACAAAATTGGATCTTAACTGGTGTCGATGGTAGTATGTCTCTTAAGGCAATACTCAACCAAAGTGCAAAATTAGGTCACAGTAAAAAACGTCCTATTTGTATACAGGCAATGCTCAATGGTGGCTATAGCTCAAGCTCTAGTACATGGGGTACTGGCTACATACAGCTCGTAGTTAAGTAATCTCAAAGGGGGGATCCTATGGGTCCCCCTACCCAAATTTATACACAGACCAAAACAAAAACACCTCACCCCCCCTCTCTCTTTTTACAGTACCTACCATTGTACTGTAAACCATGATTTACACGAATCTTCGATCATGGTGCAAATTTTGTGGTCGAACGGAAACCGAATGAGGCACCCCCTAAAACAGACTTTTTGTCTAGGTTCATTGTCATTTAAAAAATTTCGATATATATTTAAAAATTAGAACATAGGAGAAAGTCTTATGACTGATGTTTCGTTAGTCCCAGAAGACAGTTTAAAGAAATACGCAACCCTGCTCGACAGAGCGAAAGAGCTAGAAATATCACAAAAGTCTCAAGAAGACTTTATGTCCTTTGTAAAAGCAGCATGGCCAGAGTTCATAAATGGACGACACCACAAAATCATGGCCGAGAAATTTAACCAAATAGCCAGTGGCAAACTCAAACGCTTAATTGTAAACATGCCACCAAGACACACCAAAAGTGAATTTGGTAGTTATCTATTACCTGCTTGGCTAATGGGCAAAAATCCAAAGCTCAAGATAATGCAAACCACTCACACAGCAGAATTGGCATTTAGGTTTGGTCGTAAAGTGCGTAACCTTATGAACAGTAAAGAATACGAAAAGATTTTTAAAGGCGTAGAACTAAGAGCCGACTCGCAAGCAGCAGGGCGATGGGAAACCAGTAAAGGTGGAGAGTACTTCGCGGCAGGAGTTGGTGGTGCGGTAACAGGGCGTGGTGCTGATTTATTAATTATTGATGACCCACATTCCGAGCAAGACGCACTAAGTCCAACCGCTATGGAAAACGCTTACGAATGGTACACCAGTGGACCTCGTCAAAGGTTACAACCTGGAGGAGCCATAGTCATTATTATGACTCGTTGGGCAGAAAACGATTTAACAGGAAAATTAGTTAAACAACAAGGCAGAGATATACTTGCAGACAAATGGGAAATAGTAGAGTTTCCTGCTCTTATGCCCGAGAGCGACAAACCCTTGTGGCCAGAATTTTGGAACAAGAAAGATTTGTTAAGTGTCAAAGGTTCACTTAGCGTTAACAAATGGGAAGCCCAATGGCAACAAAACCCGACCAGTGAATTAAGTGCGATTCTCAAAAGAGACTGGTGGCGTATTTGGAAAAAGGAAATACCACCCATGCAGTATGTAATGCAGAGTTACGATACCGCGTACAGTAAAAACACAAACGCTGACTTTAGTGCTATAACTACTTGGGGTATCTTTTTTCCCGAGGAAGGAGCTCCACCAAACATTATTCTTTGTGACGCCAAACGTGGACGATGGGACTTTCCCGAACTTAGGCGTATAGCTTTAGAAGAATACAAGTACTGGGACCCCGAATGTGTACTCATAGAAGCAAAAGCCAGTGGCATGCCGCTTACTCAAGAACTAAGGAATATAGGGATTCCCGTAACAAATTACAGTCCAAGCCGAGGCAACGATAAATTTACTCGTGTCAACGCTATTGCTCCCATGCTCGAAAGTGGGTTAGTATGGTCACCAGATACTCGTTGGTCTGAAGAAGTGATTGAAGAGTGTGCTGCGTTTCCCGCAGGGGAACACGACGACTACGTTGATACAGTCACACAGGCATTGAGAAGATTTAGAGAGGGTGGGTTTATTCAACATCCAGAAGACTGGCAAGATGAACCAACCGCTCCAGTACAGAGGATATATTACTAATGGCAGAAAACAATAAACCAAGTAACGTAGATCGTAGTTTATTACAGTCTCCAAGCGAGGCTTTTGACCTTACCCCACCTGATGAAGAACTTTCTGTAGAAGTAGAATCTTTTCCTACCGAAGACGATGGAGCAGAAGTCATTTTTGGTGAGGAAGATATAACTATTGGCGAAGAACCAGAAGATTTTTACGATAACCTCGTAGACCAATTAGACAAAGACACAGTTAATGAATTATTTAGCATGGTTACAACTAGCGTTGAAGAAGACAAAACAAGCCGTGAAGAGTGGGAAGATTCCTACACTAAAGGACTAGAACTCTTAGGTTTAAAATATGAAAACAGAACAGAGCCTTTTGACGGAGCTACAGGAGTAATCCACCCATTGCTTAATGAAGCTGTAACACAGTTTCAAGCAGGGGCGTACAAAGAGATGTTGCCATCATCGGGACCAGTAAAAGCAAACATCATAGGCGAAGCTACCCCAGAACTAGAAAAACAAGCTCGTAGAGTACAACAATATTTGAACTATCAAATCATGTACGAAATGGAAGAGTACGAACCAGAGTTTGACCAAATGCTTTACTACTTAGGTTTAGCGGGAAGTTCTTTTAAAAAGATTTATAGAGATGATTTACTCAACAGACCAGTCAGCAAATTTGTACCTGCTGAAGATATCGTTGTGCCATACACAGCAGTAGACTTAAAAACAGCAGAACGTGTAACACATGTTATCCGTATGTCTGGAAACGAGCTTAAAAAGTTACAGGTCAAAGGTTTTTATAGAGATATAGAAATAAATTCTTCACAAGAACCAGAACAAGACAATATTGACGAGGCTTACGAAAAACTAGAAGGAATAAGTCCTAGTAATGATACTGATGAAGTCGTTTTATATGAGTGTCATTGTTATCTTGACCTCAGTGAGTACCCAGATGTGGGCGAAGACAACTCAGAAACAGGTATAAAACTGCCCTATGTTGTAACAATCGCAGAAAACAACAACCAAGTACTGTCTGTAAGAAGAAATTATCGTAAAGATGACCCAAATAAAGAAAAAATACCTCATTTTGTGCAATATAAGTTTACTCCAGGACTCGGTTTCTATGGTTTTGGACTAATTCACTTGTTAAGTAACTTATCTCGTACAGCAACAGCTAATTTAAGGCAACTTATTGATGCAGGAACACTCAGTAACATGCCTGCAGGATTTAAAGCTCGCGGTTTACGTATCGCTGATGATCAAAACCCACTTTCTCCAGGAGAATTTAGAGATGTTGATGTTCCAGGAGGCGATTTAAAAGGAAGTTTAATACCTTTACCTTACAAAGAACCAAGTGGGACGTTGTTTCAACTCATGGGCTTTGTTGTTGCAGCAGCACAAAAGTTTATAGGCACAGCAGACATAGGTGTTGGTGATGGCAATAAAGAAATGCCTGTAGGTACAACTATCGCTTTACTAGAAAGAGGAGCAAAAGTGATTAGTGCAGTACATAAACGCCTACACTCAAGCATGAAAAACGAATTAAGACTTTTAGGTAAACTATTTGGTGAAGACCCTACTCCGTATCCTTATGATGTGGGCGAAGACGCCAGAGTAAAAGCAGATGATTTTAGTAATAGGGTAGATATATTACCTGTAAGTGATCCTAACATATTTAGTATGTCACAAAGGGTAGTATTGGCTCAAGAGCAAATGAAAATTGCTAATGCTGCACCACAACTTCATGATATGTATGAGGCTCACCGCAGAGTATACGAAGCTCTTGGTGTTTCTAATATAGATGGTATTTTAAAACCTCAACCAGTTTCCACTCCTATGGATCCTGCTACTGAGAACCAAATGGCATCTCAAGTAGCAGGAGGACAAGGCAAATTACAGGCTTTTCCTGAACAAGACCACGATGCACATATCGCTGTGCATTTAGCATACATGAATTCAAAAGTGGCTCAAATGCAACCTGCGGTATTGCTAGTATTAGAGAAACATATTTACGAACATCTTGGTTTAAAAGCACAAGTTATGGTTACGCAAATGCCTGAGATAGCTAACTTACCACCAGAACAACAACAAAACGAAGTGGCAAAAATGCAAGCAAAACTAATAGCTGAGTTCCAACAACAGAATCCACCACAGTCACAAACTGACCCATTGGTACAAATTAAACAACAAGAAGTTGATTTAAAAGCACAAGAAATACAACAAGACAGTCAGTATGATCAACAAAAACTACAGTTGGATACACAAAAAGCACAAGCTAATGAAGACATACAAAGAGATCGTTTACAGTCTACTGAAAGTATCGCTGTTATGAGAGCAGATTTAGCTAAACAAAAAATGGATAAATAGGAGAAACACTATGGCAGATAAAAAAGACAAAATGATAAAATCGTTTAGACAATTTGTTCGTGATGAACAATCAAAAGCAGACGCAGACAAAGGAAGAAAAATACTTAAAGACGTACAAGACAAACTTAAAGATAGAGTAAAAAAAGCAGACGGTGGCGAAGTAAGATCAAAAAAACTGTTAAAAGAGTTTACAGATCACTTGAATAAAACAGAGGCTTTAAACGAAAGATACGCAGTAGCAGAACAAAAACTTATAGAAAAGAAACTTAGAGAGAAACCACTTGATCCTCAAAAACTTCTTAAAGAAATTAAACCAACCTCTGGTACATACTCTGTTGCAGAACAAAAAATGATAGAAAAGAAACTTGATGAGCGAGGACGAGTAAAAAAAGCAGACGGTGGCATAGTTTTAAAACAAGCTACTGACGACAGAAACAGAACTCCTAACAAAGGTGTTTGTAGAGGAGGTGGTGCTGCTATAAAAGGAATAAAATTTTCTGGTGTAAAATAAATGATTTGGAAACAGATAAAAATGTCTGGGTGGCTCTTATTTATTTTAATATTAATTTATGGCTTTACTGATGCCCTTGCTGACGTCACAAGTTCAGGTGCAACAACCAACACTCAAACATCAACGAGTGGCAGTCAGACTGCGATAACTGGCGGATATAATTCTGATACAACAACAACCTATCAATCAGGTAGTAGTTCAACAACTAACGCCACAACGAATAATTCAACCTCTAACGCAGCAAGTAGAACGCCTGTTAATATGGCTTCTGCTCCTGGAATGAGTGTATATGGGCAAGATAGCTGTGTTATACCGCTTGCAGCAGGAGTAACTGTTATAGGTTTTTCAGGTTCGTTTGGTAGTTATATGGTAGATAAAGAATGTGAAAGAAGAAAATCTACATCAGTCCTAGCTAAACTAGGCATGAAAGTAGCAGCAATATCTTTGATGTGTCAGGAAGAAAATGTATGGCAGTCAATGTGGGACGCAGGAACACCTTGCCCGATTGATGGATTGATTGGGGAAAAAGCAAAAGCAAGATGGGAAGAACTTGGTGGCTATGAGCAAACCAAAAGAACAAGCTATGTTAAAAAAAGCCCAAGCAAAGAAACTGATGAAAAAGTAGAACAATACAGAAAATACAAAGAGAGTATGAATGAAGACCATAGTAATCATAATCATGACTAGCTTTATTGTTTCATGTGCAAGTAAAAGTATAGAGTTAAGACCTATACAGATATATGGCAGTAATGAGCAAAGCGTACCAACCCCAGTATATGAATGATGGATTTAGATATACTTAACATATTTTTATTGTCGGCTTTGATATTACACACAGTCATGGAGTATGTATTATGAATAAAGAATTAGAAAAAGACTTTATAGAAGTTGCTGAGTGTATAAGAAGTGGGCAGGTAGAACCTGAACAAATAGTACAATACATGAATGTTCAACCTGAGTTTGAGCAATGGTATAAAGATAGATATATTAGCAAACGCAAGACAACTGTTGGAGCATTGAAGTTATGAGATACATAATACCTTTGTTGTTCCCTATTACTTTGTTTGCAGAAACTACAAATAATTTATTACCACAACAGTTTTTTAATAATAACTCTAACCACAATGAGTGGACATGTAATGATCCATCACATAATCATGGCAACAGTATTGTTGCAGCACATCATGGCGACAGCATTGAAAGAGATGTAAGCTTGTCTGAGTATTTAACTGAAGATCAAATTCAATATGGGTGGTCATCTACATTAGGTGCAGAT